AGTAATGAAAAAGAAAAGAGATGAAGCTGAGTTACTTGGTTATAAACTTCTATATAATAGAACAGGTAACTTAGTTACTGAAAGATTAACAACTGATATAACTCAACTTAAAAAATATTTTAGCACTGAAGAGTACTCTACATTACATACTATAATTAGAGAAGCTACTAAAAAATTAGATGAAGTTCATAGCTACATCGAGTCTAATTTAAATGCTAGAAAGATGGATGATTAGATTGTATATATAATAATAGGTTCTGATTTACCCTTGACATAGATTGGGTCTAACAATTTAGCTTGGGTAGTCGAACCTACTATTGTACCCACACCAATCACTATATCTTTACCCACTTCTTTAGTAGAGCTTTCAAGTCTTGCCGCTAAATTAACTGCATCACCTATAGCTGAGTAATCAAAACGTGTATCGCTTCCCATATTACCTACAACTGCATACCCTGTATTTATTCCGATACCTATCTCTATTCCTAAATTGGCTTCTTCCATATCTTGGTGTATTTCTAACGCTGTTTGGATGGCTTTGTTCTCATGTTCATCTAAGTCTACTGGAGCATTAAAGATTGCCATCATTGCATCACCAATATATTTATCTACCATACCACCGTTTCTTTTAACAGCATTAGCTTGAATTGTCAAGGCTTTATTCATAATTTCTGTGACTTCTTCAGGCTCTAATCGTTCTGATAGACTTGTAAAACCTCTGACATCTGTAAATAAAAACGTACATTTTCTTCTATCTCCTCCTAACTTTAAAAGCTCTGGGTTATCTTGCAGTTGTTTAACTTGTCGAGGGTCAAGATAATGTTCAAATTGTTTTTTAATTTGTTGTCGTAATTTAAATTGTGTTCTAAAGTTTAGATAGAATTGTTGGGTAGCAATAAGTGTCATACTTATCATGCCCCATGTAAAATCTATGAGTAAATTGTTAGTAACAAAGTAGTTTTCAAAATAGCCCATTAGAGGCAACATAACTAAGAATGATACTACCCCCTTAGTGATACCTAGATAATTGATTACAAGGGCTGTGAGTAAGCCTGAGAGGATTAATATGAGTAGTTCTGCAAGTAATCTATACTCTGGAATTTGAGGACTGTCAAGCAACATACTTTCTGATAAAGCCGCTTGTATTTTATGAGGTTCTAATAACCCAACAGGTGTTGCAACTTGAGGTGATATTCCTTTGGCAGTAAATCCTACAAAAACAAATGTGCTTTCTACATTCATTTCTTTTAGTGTAGTCTGTGTTGTGTCAACCCAACTAATCCATTTACGTCCAAGGCTATCTGTATCTACTGGTGGTATGCCTCTTACCCTAACCATGTCAATACCATTTTGATTGGTTACAATTTGATAAGTATTACCACCACCTAGTATCTTTAAAACTTCTGTGCCGAATGAAGCTACCCATCCTGTAGGTGTTTGTTGTAGTAGTGGTATTTGTCTTACAAGATTATCAACATCTACTGGTGCAGAAATAGCACCTTGACTTGCAGATTGTTTTAGGATATCAACATTAGATAAGAAACCAGAAGCTTGTGGTAAAGTTATGTCTGGTCCTTTAATAACCGTACCATGAGTAGCAGGATATAAACCGTTGTCTACTTCTGGCATAGCTATAACACTAGCAGACTTGGAAAGCTCTAAAGCAAACGCATCATCTCCACCCATTCTATCTGCATGTGGGAATAACATAACCCACCCAACACCATAAGCTCCTGCATCCATGATGTCTTTATGAATCTTAGCTAAGTCTTGGCGAGGTAGAGGGTATCCACCCATATCATCAAGGTCTTGTTCTGAAATATTTAAAACAGTAAAATGCCCTGTAGAATTTGGTGTTTCTACTAGGGCATCAAAGGTTTTAAGTCTTAAAGTTTCTAAGGCTTGTGAATTAAATAGTAAAGGTAGGGTCAGTATACCTATTAAAGTAAGTGCCCACTTCATGTTATACATATATATCTATTATCTTACCAATTTTTGATAAAGGAAAACCATATTTTGTTTTTATGAAATTTTTGTACACCATTTAATCTCCTTGGTTTATGGTAATACTAGAATCTCCTCCTCCATTAATAACAAGCTGAGTGCCTTTACCATTCTGTACTAGTAGAATTGTATAGCCACCATCTCTATCTACATCTAAACGTACTGTATCTTCTAAGACTTTATAAAAGCTTAGTACATTGTCAGTTAAGAAAGTATTTATTTGCGTGTTGGAATCAAAGCCCATTTGAGTTCCCTTTAGATTTATGTCGGTTCGTAATAAAGATTCTGTTTGGTCTAGTTCGTTTACATCTTCTATAATATCTAACAAGTCTTCAAGAAAGTTTACATCAAGATAGTTTATATCTAACTCAGTAAACTCTAAATCACTATCCGTAAGATAGTCTATGTCTAAATCATCAAACTCAAGGAAGTCAACATCAAGAACATTAGTACTAATATTTCCATCTTGTCCCTCATCTTGTGCCACTTCTCTTGGTGCATTTACAATTAACATGTTATCAATTAACTCAAGTGTTAAGTCAAGGATAACAGGCTTGCTTGGTTTAGTTTCAAACATAGAAACTGTAGTAGCTTGGTAAGGTTTGTTAAGAACTACCTGTCCCATAGCTGTTGCAACAACAATCTCTCCACTTGGAAGACCGTCATTGTCTGGTAATAATATTACTAAACTCCTACCTAATTCATCTACAGTTACAGTAAAGTCTGTACCACGAATAGCTATCGTAGCACTTGGAGTTTTTATAAATATATTTTCTTTGTCTATAGTTGCTAGTTTTCCTGTGATAAATCTTGCAGTACCACTAGCAAACTCTAGAGCCATTTTAGATTTGGATGGGTCAGGGTCATATATAAACTCATCTATGATAAGTTCAGAGTGTTCAGTTAGTCTAACTTGACTGTCATCTAAAAAAGTAATACCCATTCTTCCATTAGAAGTTTGGACATTATCATAACTATTTATATCTAAAGATAAAAAAGCTTTATAATCTTTATCTCTTACTACCCGACCCGACCCTTGTAACTCTGTGATGTTGCCTACGTTAGCAACCGACTGAACTGCCGCCATCATTCTGGATGACACAAACAGTACCACCAGAGCCAGTGCTAAGTATTTTAAGCCAGTCATTATCATTTGTACTCATTTGATTGATAGAAAAATTTCTGTTACTTCCTGTTTGGTCAAGATAGAAGTAACCCCCTGCATAACCTTGACCATCAAAGTTTACAGTGTTTGAATCTCCATCAATATCCATGTAGTTTGTTGCACCATCATAATCTATATCAGCATTAATGATGTTACTATCACCATTAATAATCCAATCTAAATCAGTATTACTTGACATAGAAGCTGTTGCTAAGTCTAGTGTAAATGTATTACTACTTCCTGTAGTTTGAACATTAACATTAGAACCGTCTGCTCCGTATGTGTTAGCAGGGTCTACTTGGATTGTAAAAGCATTACTGCTTCCATCAAAATTAAAGTAGCCTGTAAAGTTATCAGCCCATATATCTCCTAAGAAGGAGTTAGTTGAACCTATTTGATTTACATCTAGTGTCATAGTTGAGCCATCTAAATCTAGAGGGGTCATTGAACCTGCGGAAGATAGTAATCCTCCTATCAAGTTAGCTGAACCCAACTGTTCTAAATCTAAATTAGCTGTAGCACCACTTTGCTCTACATAAATCTCGTTGTCTGCCGCATAAGTTAATGTTGACAATATACTTAACGCAGTTATTATTATTATTTTATTCATATTCCCAATAGCCTCTATCTATTCCTATATGTATTATGTTTAAAACCCCCGACTCTATTGCCTTTTGCAAAGCTATAGAGATACTCTCATTCTCAGCCACACCACCTTCTATCTCTACTAGCTCAGTGCCAGTTTCAATAAAACGAAATATGTCTTGAGAAATACTTGTGGATAAAATACTTTTAGATACTAAAGTTTCTGTCAGTACTTCACCAGTTGATACGGATACTAGTCTTAATGATATGGTTACAGTATCTTCCCTATAGGATTTACTATTACCAATACCAAGATACCTTGCTCCGATACCACCAGATTGCAGATTAGCCTCGTAGCTAATCACGCCCCCTTGAACTAAAAGCCCTGCGAATAACAAAGGCTTTAGTTTACTATCTTCTTCAAACTCTTTACGAGTGCTTCTGATAAGTTGTCTTTCTTTTGTTAGGTCATCTAAACCTACACGTTCTACTACTCTGAAAAATTGACCGTTAGCCGTATGCTTAAAAGCCCTGATAAGAAATGCTTCAGGGGCTTGGGTGACTGCTGTACTAAACAAAGCAAACGTGCTGTTGCTTCTTCGTTGCCCTGTTAAGTCTTTAAAACTATTAGGGTATACAGCTATGGTAGGTTTGTTTTTAGCCGCAGGTAAATTTTTTAATTCTTCTGATTGTAAATCTAGTGTTGATGTCGGTTGTATTTTTTTAGTTAAAAATAAATCGTCATTAGCCTCAAAGACTGCACAACTAGAAAGTAAAAGTACCGATAGGCAAAGTAATAATCGTAGTTTCTCCATTCGCATCCACAATAGTAAGTGTTATATATACACCATCACTGCTATAAGTAATAGTGTTACCCTCTAATTCTATAGTTCCCTCTGAGCTAGGGTTTTCTCCAAATAAATTTTCAACTAACTGCCGTGATAGTTGTGCATAAATTCTAGACTCTAAGTTTCTGATGAACCGAGCTAGTGTTGTATTTTCTTTATCTCTTTCTATCTGGTCTTGTAAAGCTTTAAGCTCTGCTTTTAGGCTAAGTTTTCTTGAATGTTCTTGATTTTCAATCGTAAGATAATGTGAGCTTGTGTTGTTACCATTAAAGCTAGGGCTTTTAAATTTAAATACTACTTCATCTGCTAATGTATATCCTGACCATAATACTACAAACATACACCAAAAAAATATACAGAACCAACAGTTACGTTCTGTCTTACTGCTTCTAAATGTTGGTTTTAATTTCATTCTATCCATCCTATTAAAATATTAGTCATAATCAAGCAAGCACAAACAAGATTAATTAAAAGAATAATAGTACGTATAATTGTAATTTGATTTTCTACAGGTGCTGTATCTTCATCACTAAATGAGCCTAACGCATACTTCCATACTGTCCATAATTTTAACATTGTTAATCTTTTCGCCTATCTTTTTTCTGTGCTTTTGCTATTTCGTCTGTGTCAATTAAATTAGGTACTCCAAGTAAAGTTTTGAGGAGTACATCTTGTTTTAAAGATTGATTGTCTAATGACCTTACTCTATCTATTAACGATACAATAATACCATATTGACTATCAAGTTTTGTTGAAACTCTTTCTTCCATTGTGTCTAAACTTGTTTGAACCTTTTCATCTAATGTATCTAGTTTAGTTTCCATGCCATCAATAATTCTATTAATTAATTTAGACACGAACCAACCTAGACCCATTGCGGCGGCAATAGGAAACCCGACTTCTGTTATAAAGGTTACTGCTTCAGACATTATTCTTTAGGAGTATTTGATGCTCCAAAATAGAAACTAATTACAGCACTAGCTAAACCGCCTAAATAACCAAGCACTAAATTAATAAGAGCTTCAGAGTTTTGTTCTGGTGGTTGTAAGGTAACAAGAAATATGTAACCCATAAATCCTCCGACAACAGTTACACCTATAATCCTTGCTGTCCAATCCCTTGAAAACTTTCCACGAGCATCTTGCTTGTCTTCAGTTTCTAATTTAAATACATCTACGTCCAACTCTTTTAACTGGATTTCAAAAGCTTGTTCAGCTTTTTTAAGCTCTAACATCTGTTCAGGCGTAGCTTCTGCTATAGCTTTCTCAATAGCTTTAGGTGTATTAGGTACTCCCAATACATCAGCTATTACATTTCCTGCCATACCACCCATAGGACCGCCTAAAGCAGTCCCTAACGTAGGAGCTACTGCACCTACTAGATTTTTTAATAAATTTTTCATTCACCTACTCCTATCACCATCATTTGTAATTCTCTACTACGTCCACCTACCTGATTAAACCAACGACTGTCTTCCATTTCAACAGCCATTTGATTCCAGTCTCCAGCTTTACAAGCCTTTAACATATTCTTAAACTTTGCAAGTCTTGTACCGCCTAAATTAAAACACATATTAACTAACACATGTTGTATTGGCTCTGGTAATCTATTAAAAGAAGGTACAGTACCATAGATATGTATTGCTTCTCTATAATGTTTATCAAAATCATCTTCGTAATATAGGTCAACTACTTCTTGTTTAACAGGCGTACCTACTTCCCATGTATATTCAGGGTCTTGCGGCTGACAAAGGTGTCCAACACCTAAAGTTTTATAGCCTAAACTATCCTCATATATTTCAAGCACTTCTCCTTCGTGCCTTTTAATCTGTTCTTTACATTCTTGTATATTCATAATCCTAATCCTTCCATTTGAGACTTAAGCTCTCTATCTTCCAAATCTTGTACTGCTTCTGAGGATGCGTTAAATGGTAATCCTGTTTGCCTATTAATCATTTCGTCTGGTTCGTCTTTTGCATTAGGTACATTTACTATACCACCTCTTGCATAATTAGCTGTAACAGGTTTAAATTCTTTACTTGTTGATTTACCCCTTGCCGCACTTCTCATTTCTTTACGGATATCAGGAGGTATTAAACCATATCCTGGAACATTAGTAATTAATATTTCTGGTATATTTTTTCTATACAATACAGCATCAATAACATCTTGAGGTAAAGGTCCAGCAAAAGTTTTAAGGAATGATGTAACATCTCCTGCATTTCTATCATATTCACTATCAAATTTTGCCGCATAGTCAAAAGGACCAATACCACCCCATCTACGAACAGCTTCAAATATTATATCACCNTCATCTTTTTTATAACCTGTTTCATAATCTACTAAATTTTGACCATTACTTCTTATAGTATTACCCACATGAGCTACTCCTGTCATTAAAAATAAAGTAGGTAATAATTTTGGTATAGATTGAGATGTATTATTAAGTGATTCATTTGAAAATCTTTTAAGTATTGTATTATTAAATACTGTAGGATATCCTGCAAACTGTACTAATAATTGTGCAGAAGGATTAGAAAACCACAATGGCCTGTTAGCTTCCGCAGTACTGGGGTTAAGAATAATTTCTTTTACAAATCTATTAGCTCCTGATGTATATTTTTGATTATAAAAATCTTCTTGTTTACCTTTTGCTTTTGATAAAACAGTATCAAATTCTCCATCTTTTAAAGAACCTTTATACCACGCAACAGCTTCATCAGCATCAATACCTAAGTCACCTAACTGTTTAGTAAGATATTTTTTCTTGCCTTTACTTAAATTACTTTTAGAAAGTTTTTCTGCATTTTGTCTAATTAATCTTTTACCAGTTGTAAAGGATGCAAGTTGTACAGCTTTGGTCCACTGAGTAAGTAAATTAAGTTTAAAAAATGCTTGTTGTCCTAGTTTTGCATATTGATTATGTATACCTTCACCTGCAAGACCTTCAAGTCTTTCTTGTACTGCTTGCTCTAAAGCTAATCCAGTTTGATATAATTCTCCCCAAGCTTCGTCATCTATATCTTTTATACCTTTAACTCTTTGACGTAACACACCTCGTTGAAAACCTTTAACACTTCTATCAACAATACTAAAACCTTCTTTAACTAAAGCCTTTCCAATATCTGATAAAACTCTAGGAGCATCTGATTTACCTGCTCTAGTTAAAAGTAAAAAAGGTTCTGTTATACTTGAAAGTGTAGCAAAAGGAAGATGAGCCATCTGCTGGCTTAGTTTTCCCCAATCAGCTAAAGTTCTTAAACTTGCATATTTTTTAAAAGGTGATTCTGCAAAAGTTTCAATACCTGTAACACGTTTATGCATATCTCTTAATCTTGTACCTACATCTTCAGCTTGATTAAGAGGCATTCCATTAACATTTAATTCGTTTACAATTGGTTGAACATAAATTTTATCAAATTCGTTTACATTTTTACCAAAATAATTTGTTCGTTCAATAGCCCTAGCCGCATTAGTAAAATAATCTTCTAATATAGTTTGCGTATTATTTTCTAGTACAAAAGAAATTTCATTATCTTTAAGATTTATAAATCTTCTAGCTTGTAAATAACCTGAAGAATCTCCTATTGTTTTTCCTTTACCTACAACACGTAATTCAAAAGGAGTAAATCTTTGTTTAAGCATATCAGTAACAATGTGATTAGCTTTATAAATTTTAGCTAATTCTTCATCGCCTTTTGCATCGTTTAAAAAATTTCTTCCAAAAACTTCTTCATCAATACCAACAGAATCTGATTTTATTCCACGAACTTCTATATTATCACTAGTTCTAATAGTAATTTCTTTTATATCATTTAAAGGATTTGCATGTCCAGATTTAATTAATAATTTTGTAAATTCATTTCTATTTTTTTCTAATTTTTCATAGTTAAATAATCTAGGAAAAAATCCTTCTTTTCTTAAAGTTCCTTTTTTAAATAGTTCTGTATTATTTAAATCCGAATATGTTTTATCTAGTAAATTTCTAATTCCACCAGTACCATCATATATAATTTTACCTTTCTCAACAGTGCCTCCATAAGAAACTGCAATGTCAGGAGTAATTTTATATGATTTTAAAGTAACAGGGTCTTTTAATTCTTGATTAACTAAATCACCAATCCACTTTTTGTTACCTACTGCTTGTGATTGACGAGGAACAATATCAGGATTACGTAATAAAAAATTTAAAGCATCACTTTGTTCTTCTACTAAAGTAGCTTTAAATCCTGTTCGTTCTAAAACATTTAAAGATTTAGATAACTTATATAAATATTCTCCTGTTCTACGACCTACAGATAAACCATATGAATCTTTTTTAACAAGTTGCTCACCTTCTTTAGAAAGACCAACGTCATAATCATATCTAAATTTACCAAGTAAATCTTTTAACAATGGAGATTTATTAGTATAAGATAAAAATTTAGTAGTGGGTTTTCCTGTTGTTCCTGCAATAATTTGATTTAACAAATCTTTACTAGACTCAGAACTTGTCATTTTTTTAGTGTCTATTTTAGGGTTTAATTCTGCTAAAATTTCATCTATTCTATTATCATATATAATTTCTTCTCTAGTTTTAGATTTTGCAACACTGTCAATAACATCTTCATTACTATATTTAAATTGTTTTTCTAAATGAGATTGAGGCATATCAGTAACAGGGACATTATCTACAGAGGTGTCTGTTTTTTGAGCCGCCTTTTCTGCCGCTTCTTCTATAGCTTTATTACGACTTAAAGCACGTACACCTCCACCAAAAGTTGCACCAAATCCTGCACCTAATAATGTAGAAGATTGTAAGCTTGTAAAATCTATATCGTCTTGAAGTCCTAAATCTATATCAATATCTTGAACAAAATAATTATGTAATCCACCCCAAGCCATTCCTTCAGTCGCACCAAACAAAGCACTTTCTTTTATAGCTTGTGTTTTTAATTGAGATTTAGTTAATTGTTTTACTCCTTGTTGTGCCGCAGTACCTAAAGCGGCTCTGGCTGTTAATGATTGTCCACCTGAAGGAATAGCAAATAAAGCTGTTACTATGTTTAATGGGTCAGTAATAACATCAACGCCTATGTCAGTTATCATTTTAAATCGTTCTTTCCAATTACCTATTTCTGCTTTATTAAAATTATCTCTTAAATAAACATAATCTTGTTTTTGTTCTTCTGTCCATTTACCTGTTTGAAACGAACGTAACATTGCAGAAGACAAACTATAATCAGAATCTCTTAAGTATTCAAAAATGTCTTCGTTACTATTAATACCTTCTAAAAATCTTGCAGACCTTTGTGCAAATTCAGGAGTTTCTCTAAGTTCAGTTAAAGTTTTTTTACTTGTAAAAGGAGTTTGTATATCGTCTTGTGGTGTAGTTACATCAGCAACTAATGATTGATATGTATTATTTTCAGGCGTAGTTAATTCTTCAGTGCCATATAAATAAGTAGACTCCTCTTGGCGTTTTTCTTCCTCTTCTTTTATTTCTTGTAGATATAATTCTAATTGTGTAGGCATTTAAAATTTCCTATGCAAATTTACCAAAATTTATTTTACCTAAATTAATCTTGATTGGGCTTCCTGTTCCTGGTTTACTTCCAAAATATTTAGCTACTTTACGTGGTCCTAAATATAAAGGATTAGCAAATATAACTTTCATATCTGTCATAAAGGAATCTATAGTTACTTCATTATCAGCATCATTAAAGTCATAAGCATCTTCTATTATAACTTCTCCTTTATCATTTTGATAGACTGAAGCTTGCCCTAAAAATGTTTTTAAAGCATATTCAGGACTTTTAAATGATTTAGTTACAGGGTTTTCTTCTCTTGACATTCCTACATCACCGAATTTAGTTCCTGTATTATAATCATCATACTCTAATTTACCCTTACTTAAAATTGTAGGAGTTATTAAAGTTCTCATAGCTTCTAATTCATCAGTACTTAAATCTTTTTCAGTAACTTCTTTATCTCCACCAATAAGGTCATAAGCTAATTGTCTTATGTTAATTGGTAAAATTCTATTATTTTTTATTTCTTCAGGTTTTTCTTCATTAATATTTTCTAAAGCAACTTTTATTATTCTTTCTTGAGGTTCTTCTATTGAACTTACTTGTTGTATATTTTCGTCAGTATTGTTAAAAAGTTGTGCTGTTTTATTTTTTTTAGATTCTTTTTCTAAAGCAACATTTAATTTTCTTTGTGCTTGTTTTATATAAGATGTTCCACCACTTAACTTACCTCGGTCTCCTATACGTTTTTGATTTTCTAAATTTTTTCTAAGTTCAATTATTTTATCAGACTCAATAATTTTTGGTGTATTTCTTTTTTCAGTAGCTAAATCTTCTAAGAAAGCTTGCATGTCTTGGTCAAAATTTGCATCGACTTCATCTTCTAAAGCAGACAATCTAACATTTCTTTCTTGTTCTTTAGTAGTAGTAGTACGTAAAATATTTTCTGCTTCTTCTTTAATAGCTGTTTGTTTTTGTTCAAGAGTCATATTAGGATAAGTTTTACCTAATGAAATTTCTCCGCTTGTACTAACATTAACACCATCTCCTAATGTATTAGATAATCCTATACTATTATAAATACGAGGTAAAACACCGTAAGAAGTATAAGTTTCATCTCTTCCAAACACTCCAAGTGTTAAAGCATTAGCATTACTTCTGTCTTTAAATCCTTCATTAATAGCTAACATAGCAGAAAATTGTGCTCTAGAATCTGGATTAGACATAATTTCTCTAAACTCTGTAAAGCTTTTTTTACCTTTTCCTTTTTTACCTTCTGTATTTGAATATACATTTCGTAAAAATTCTCTATCTTGTTTAAGTCTAAGAGATAAAGCAGTAACATCTGTAGCAAAAGCTTGTTTTTGTGCAGGGTCTGCATTTAATTCTGAAAATAAATCTGCTATATTATTTGAATCAATACGTGTCATTGTACCCTGTAACTCACTAGGATACTTATCTGCTTTTACAAGACGTTGTAATTCAGCTAATGGTCCTGCTTCAAAGTTACCTATTTCTGTAAGTCTAGCTTGATTTCCTTTAGAAATTGCTAACTCTCTCCAACGAGTATTACTTTTTCTTGCTGATGTTATAGCTTCATCACCTATAATATTTATCATTCCACCAACATCTAAAGATTGTAACAAATCTCTAGGCGTAGGTCCAGCTAAATCAGCTTCAGTAGCTTTTGACCAAATATCAAAACCTCCCTTTTTTTCTTCGTTTTTACTAAACATGCTTAATACTTTTTTAAATCCACCTAGTAAATTACCTTCTGCTTTAGCTTCAGCCAAAACTTTTTCATATTGCCTTTTTTCAAAAGCTGTTACAGTAGATTCTTTTGTACTGATACCTCGTTGGAATAAATCTCTAGCATCCATATCACCATACATGCCTTTTAATTTATCAGTAAATGTTTTATATTTATTATCAGTCAAATATTCTTTTAAAACTTCTCGTGTTCCAATATCTAAAGCATTTTGATATTCAGACCTAGTAACATATTCTCCATAACTATCAGAAGTACTTGCTTTAATTTTTTGATTTAAAATAGGTTGTAGTTTTTGTTCAAATAAAGGAGCATGTTCACTATTTAAAAATGCATCTACCCTTGTGTCTATATCACCACCTGGGTCTTCAAATTTATAAAGAGCACTAGTTAATCCACTAATTTGACGTATTTGTTCAGCTTCATGTTTATTATTTTCCATTTCAAATTTATGTAAGGACTCTAATTCTTTAGAACGCTTTTTATATTGGTTCTTCATAATTCCTTGACCCATTAATAAAACACCTAAAGCTTGTTGAATTCTTTCATTTTTTTTACTTCGCTTAGCGGCTCTACGTTCATCGTCTTCTTTTTTCTGTAATAAAGATGAACCAAGCTCATCAATACTCATATCAGAATAATTTTCTATTACCATCTTTAAACTCCTGTTTTACCTAATAAACTTGGCTGGTCTTGTAAGGCAGGTTTTTGTTTATCTAAAATACTTTGTCTTAGTTTTGCACCATCTAAAGTTTTTAATTGTTCTTTAATATCTCCACCAACAGATGTAGGATTTATTTTTTGTACTACTGCATCTTTAAATCCACCACCTTCTGGAATACTATTACGTAATGGCTCTCTAGAATTTTCTAAATCTATGTTAGCCATATCTTCGTCTTCTTCTAATACTTCTACGTCTGCATCATCACGATTAAGTACAGGGTCAATACCTGCCTTTTCTGCAATAGCCATTAACATATACATAGTAGGCTCTAAAAGACTTAACATCATATCAGGATTCCACTTACCTTTCTGGAAACCTGCTGTAAGTAATAAGTTAGCTATATCTGCAACTGGAGTCTTCTGAGACATTAATGTTGCAACAGTAGTAAGGTTGTCTTCTTTTAAAAGGTCAAAGAATATTTTTTCTGTAGCTACTTTAACAGATGTTATTTCTGGCTGTCCTTCCCAAGGGTATGGGGTATCAGGACTATTAGTTAATGATTGACCTGCTGTTGGTCCTTCAAATAAATGTTCTTCAGCTTGTTTAGCTATTGCGTTTGGATTAACCATATGCTCTGTCTCCTAATTGTGCTCTAAGAAATGCTTCATAATCAAATCCATATCCACCAACATCATAAGGATTAACATTGCCTTGAATACCTCTATAAGCTAAGTATTGTGTTGCAGGGTCTTGTTGTGGATTAAAGTCTGCAAAGTTTACAAACTGTGGTGTATCTTGACTACTAGAAAAATTTTGCTGTTCTAAAGAAGATTGTTGTATATCTGCTTGCCCTTTAAAGTAATCACTTTTTCTTTCAGCAAGAAAAGCTTCCTGTGCTTCTTGTGCTTCTTCTGCTTGGTTCATAATTTCACCAGCTTTACGAGTAGCTTCAATAGGTTTATAAGCACCATATTCTTTACTAGAAGTAATTCTTTCTTTAAATGAAATATCTTTATTCTTTAGTGTTGTAAAAATACTATCTTTACTTTCTTTAGCTACTTTTTTAGCTACAGCTTTACCGTCAACAATTTCAAATCCGTCACTAACATCTACTACTCCATCAGGAACAATACCAGAACTAACATCTCCACCTTTAACAGCACCTGAAGCAACATCACCATCTAAAGGAGTTTCTCCTGTTACAATTTCAGTTACCCAATTTTTAAGACCTGTACCAATGTCAGAACCTTTACTAAATACGTTACCTATTTTGTTAAGACCTCCTTCAATAGCACCTGATACAGTATTCCAAACACTACCAAATGCACCTTTTACAGCACCTCCTACAGCACTTGCCGCAGTTTTAATACCGTTAAAAATAGTTCCAAAAATAGTATTAGCTCCTGCTCCACCAAGCCAGCCCCCTATGGCACTACCTATTCCTGGTAGTATAAAAGATAAAGCAAGGGAACCCAACGGTCCTAACTTACCAAAAGCTTTAGCTATTTTACCTAAACCTTTTTTTAGTTTCTTTCCTATCTTTTTAAATA